CCATCAGGTGAAACACTATCGTTTGCTGTAACAGATATTAAAGATTTGTTCCAATATCCATTATCAAATTCTTCTGACCTTTGTAGGTTGTTCGTTCTACTCGGCTCTAAAAGTAAAGCAGGGCAATCCTGTACTACGCCATCAATTAAAGGGTAATCTAAACGGGGTACGTTTGTAGCAACGCTTTCTATAAGTCCGTCTTTGTTTACTCGTGTCGCAGTTGAACCTCTACTATGTGTAAAATCCCCATCGCCATTAGCAGGTAAAACAGAATATAGCTTACTCGCTTTAGTTCCTGATGGTATTAACGCAACACCTGCATTATCGTATATGCTCATTAGTTTAAGATTAAAGTTTCTATATTTTCCATAATACTTTGGCTACCCTCAGCAGTTCCACTATCTGATAACACTCTGTTTGAATAATCCATAGCAATACCAATTATCTTATATTGGTTCTCTTGCTTGTTTTCTACAACGTCTAAATCAACTGCTTGACTTATACTAATATAACCTACTTTAGTTGAATCTGTTGTATTGTAGCTTATTTTAGCTGTGTTAGCTGCCACACTACTATTAGCTGTAACTCGTGCATCTGTATAGTAGAGGTTTGTACCTTCACTTACATTTGAGGTGCTTAATGATACTGCGCCTGTTTGTCCGTTTACGCTATCTACTGTATTTACTTCCGCTCCTGTTTCAATACCTGCTAACTTAGTAGATGAAGCACTATCAAAACTTATTTTAGCGTTGTTAGTTGTTATGTTATTAGCTTGTGTGGTCGTAATACCCACTTTCGCATTATTCGTTGTTATATCGCTCGCCTGTTGCGTAGTAATACCAACCTTTGCTGTGTTAGCGGTTATCTCATTGGCTTGTGCTGTTGTTATACCAACTTTAGCTGTATTTGCTGTTATCGCATCTGCTTGGGTAGTTGTGATACCTACCTTTGAATTGTTAGTAGTAATATCGGATGCCTGTTGTGTGGTAATTCCGACCTTAGAATTGTTGGTAACTATATCAGCAGCTTGTTGTGTAGTGATGCCTACCTTAGCTGTGTTTGCAGTTACATTAGTATTAGCTGATACCCTTGCATCAGTAAAGTACAAGTTAGAAGTACCCTCCGCAATATCGTCTGAATCTAAAACAACCGCACCTGTTTGTGTGTTTACAGATGTAACTAAATCGGTAGGGTGTGTAAGGCTTTCCCAACCCTCGTTTTTTCTTACATAAGAATCGCCATCGTTAGGTGCTTCAGGAAAACTAACCTTTGCTGTGTTGGTAGTTATGGCAGTAGCTTGACTTGTGGTTATTCCTACTTTTGCGTTGTTGGTGGTTATGTCTGTCGCTTGTTGCGATGTTATACCTGTCTTAGCGGTATTTGATGCTACTGTACTATTTGCCGAAACACGAGCATCTGTAAAGTATAAATTAGATGCCCCCTCGTTTAGTTGATCCGTAGATGTGGGATTAACCTCTGCACCACTTTCTATGCCTGATAGCTTAGATGATGCACTACTATTAAAACTTACCTTTGCGTTATTAGTAGCTACGTTTGATTCTATTGCGTCTAAGTTTACAGCTTGTGTTACTGTAATATGCCCTACCTTATTTGCATCAGCAGTAGGATAAGTGTTTTTAAGTGTGTTAGCAGTTACGTTTGTATTTGCATTTACACGATCTTCTGTATAGTATAGATTACTTGATCCCTCACTTATGTTATCCGTTCCTAAGACTACATCGCCTGTCTGTGTGTTTACACTTGTAACTGTGTCAAGTTCGGTGCTATCCACATAATCCTTAACTGCTGCAACTGTGGGGATAGAAGTATCATCATCATTGTTTGCAATACCATCTGCTTCATCAACAAACTTAGTGATCGTAATGTTTTCGCCTGTATCCTTCAAAGAACCAAAAGAAACAGTACCTGATGCCACTACACGCCCATCTGTGGACACGCTAACTCCTGTACCATTACCTGAACCATCGGTAAGTTCAATCTCCCCACTAATAGCATTGTTATCAGTAGTTTTGATTAACCCCTCGTAGGTGTCTTTTATTCTTTTGTTTTGAAGATTTGCCATACCTTACTTTCGTTGTTTTGTAAGAATCTTTTTAGTTTAACTACGTTTCTTTCTTTCGGTTTATATTTTACAGTACCCATCCGTTAAATAAGCTATCTTTATCAGGATAAACATCACTATCTGAATTACTATTATACTCAGGAAAAGTTGAGCTATTAAAACTCATGTAATCAACAAACCTACGTGTGTAGTACTCTGCTGTATTACGTGCCTTTTCTACTAAGTAATCTACTTCGTTTTTGCTTACACTTTCTGCGTTCTCTGATGTGTGCTTAAATACACCACCATTCTTAATTTGATACGCAGCGTAAGGTAAATAGTTTACTTGCGCCCACCATATAAGCATAGGTTGTACATAATCATTAACAAGGTTAAGATAATCGCCTGTAAGCGTACCTGCAACGATGTCTGCACTAATCTTATTGTAAAGGTCTGTACCTAAATAGTTTTGTATTTCGATTTCCTGTGCGATCTTGATAAACTGAATAAACTTATCAGTATCAACATTACCGTCAATGATACTGTTTTTAACTAAGTCTGTGCGTGATATAAATAGTGCTGTTGCCATTATCCTTTATAATTTGGGTGGTGTCCGTTGTTAGGCATATCCTTTGGGGCTTTTGCTGCATCCTTATACCCTCTTGGTGTTGGTGCGTACGATTTAGGTATCTTATTTACTTCATCGTAGTTTTGGATATTTTTTTTCATAGTCTTGGATTTAAGTCTATATAAAACTTCCTCCCATACATGACCACAAGACACACCACCTTTAAATCTAAATAAATCGTATGCTTTGCCTTTATGTCCAAAAGACTTATTAACACCTGCGTTACTTGCCTTGTCAATATCTTCTATGCGGTACACTACGTTTCTATTGCTTCTGCTCATCATAATACGACAAAACTGTCTTGACTTGCCTGAACCATATTTTTGTGCGTATCTGTATCTTACTTTATAAAGGGATTTGTCTAAGTAACTAAAACCACTTTTTTTAGAATCTATTGACTTTTTCTCTAACTGTTGTTCTTTGCTTTCAATGTGCTTAACAGCCCAATCCTCAATGTTTTCGTTTTCATCGTTTTGCTCTCTAACATCTACTGCCTCCCAACGATTAGACATTGTTTCACCTCTTAACTCGTCAAGTATTACATCAAAATCTTCATCAGATAAATCTTCTTTTGACATTTTCACACCTGTTTCCTCTTCTCTTGTTTCTGAATCCTCTACATTATCAAGGTCAGTAAACTCTAAAGGTTGTAATGTCTTAAAGTATAAGTTAAGTGATATATTATTATATGCAAGGATTTGGTCGAAGTTCTCAATAAGCAATCTTTGGAACGGACGAATAACTGTGTTATCCATAAGGATAGTAGCTGTTTTAAGCTCGTCTGCGTTATTACCAAGCCCTGTATTGTCTTTAATACCTAAAAGCATAGGACTTACTACCCTGTGCGATACAAGTATCTTACGTGAGCTTTCATCACTTAAAAACTGATATTGATTATGTGCATCACTTAGTTGAATAGGCTGTATGTCCGCAGCAGTTTCAGCGTTATCGTTAAACGCTAAGATAAACTTACCTGCATTACTTGAACCGCTAAACTTCTCGTATATACGTCTCTCGATTAGTTCTCTTTGTTCAGGATCAGGTGTACCATTGTTAAAGTTAATTAACATAGATGGGGCTAACCCATTCATTATATTATTTAAGTGGTAGTTGCTTATCTCTTCCTCTAACTCTGCATACTGCGTACCCCCTTGATAATCCACAGGCGAATAATACTTAAACCCTGCACGATAAGGTTTGATGTACATAATCTCTAATCCCTCTTTAGAAGTTCCAAAGGCAGGAATACGTTTTATATCATCGCTCTTTTTGTACTTAGACCAATCGTAATGGTAAAAGTAAGCTTCTATTTCTCCTTTATCGTTGCATTTCTCAGCACGTAGTGTTTCAACAGGGATATGTTCAAGACTTACAATTTTGCTTCTATCCTTAGAGTAGATAACTTGTAAAGCACATTGACCCATAAGTTTTAAATCATATACTACTTTACGAACACAGTCAGCGTTAAACAAGGACACCATCTGTGCGTATTGGTCAGGCTTTCTATTGCTATTGGTAGCATCTAAGCCCTTACCATAAATCATTTCACTAACACCATTTATAATAGCGTTATTTGTAGGGCTACCATTGTACCTATCTATAAGATATTGAAAGTAGTTGTTATCTTCCCCATAGCTTACAAACTCCTGATTCCGTACCTCTTTTACCGCAGGGCTTGTGTAGGTGCTTAAACTAACTATTCTTAAATCGTTTTTCATAATATAATATAATCGTTATCGTAGGTTGTTTCTGTTGTGTATTCCCCTTGATTAACTGAGTAATAATTATTCGTGTCTTGATCAACTGTTTGATCTGTGCAAAACACTTTGTCTTTATATATAACGCTTGTTCCCTCTTTTATTGTTAAATCATAAAACCTACCCTCTGTAAGTGATAATGATTCGCTTATAACTAAGTGGTTTTTATCAGTAGTTGCAGATGTAGAATAGGAAACAGATGTATTTGTACTATCGTCTCTAAACACCATACTTACACTCGTTGCATAAGAACGTGGTATAACCTTTATGGTTTGTGCATCCGTTGATGTGGTTAGTTTTATCATAATACTATAAACTCGTTATCAGCAGAGTGTGTTACATATTGGTTTTTATTCATTTCGTAGTATTCGTTTGTACTTTGATCTATCGTTTGATTTGTACAAAACATCATACCTTTAAATAACTTACCTATTGTGTCTTGTATTACAAAAGAATAATAAGTATCCTCTGATAAGTTGTATTTGTTGTTTATTCTAAGGTATGTTTGCCCCTCTGAAAACGTCAATGTACTACCACTCCACTCTACTTCTGAACCGCTAAAAGTAGCTTCGTATGTATTCCAATACTGATCTGATGTGTATTGTGTAACCACGTTTGTTGATTCATTTCTAACAAACAAAGATATAACCCCTGATACGCTTCTGCGTGGTATTACATCTATGCTTTGAGAATCTGTCGATGTAGTTAGAATTTGCATACACTTATATAACGTATAAATTATAAATTTTGTGTAATAAAAAAGGGGGCTTTTATACCCCCTAATTATAACTAAACCAAACTTAATGAAAATTCTTTGCTAATATACAAAAAATTATGGAGTTGGGTTAATTGGCGATGAAGCATCATCAGTAGGTTGGTCACAGAAAAATGGTGGTGCTGTTTCTTGTGCTGTTAGCGTGAGAGTAAAACCTGATAGGTCTCCCATTGCTGCACCTGTTACAACTGTACCACCTGTAACCTCAGAACCATGATCCTTACCCATCAAAAAGTGATTACCATTGTAATCTTCAATCACGATCTGTGGACGTCCATGTGACAAGAGTTTAATTTGCTCCTGTGTAGCTACGTCTATAAAAGTAAACGTAACATTCAAAGTTGATTCGTAAAAGGTCGAACCATTCTCACGTGATGAGTTGATAGCTGTTTCTAAAGACGAATTACCTTTGATTTCATATTTGTAGAAAGACACGCTATCATCTAAAGTAATTGTACCTGAGCTGTCTGTTAAGGCAGCAGTAGTACTTGTGTAAGGGGCAAAGTAAATACTCTTTAATCCACCTACACCACTCTTACATGGTAACGCTCTTCCATTTGTTACTGAACAAGGCATAAGATTTTGTTTTTAAATTAAAAAAGGGCAGGTAGGCACTTAATTGGCTTACCCACCCTAATTTGTTAGTTAATTATCTACTATGTGTATAGAACGATATCAGAACCGACACCTGTTTGTACACCTGCTGTATAGCGCATAACTACACGAACATTTTGCGATCCATCAAGGTCAGCCATGTCAATAACTTTAACTTCGTTTCTGTCATCAAGTAATCCTGTTCCAAAGAATAGGTTAGACTTCTGAGCAGCAACAGCTACGTTATCTCCAAGTCCACCTGTTGGGAACAATGAGATGCCCTGAAAGTTCATTTCAGTTTGTCCTACGTGATACAACTCTCTATAACCCAAAGCAGCCTGCGCACCAATATATGCTTTAGCGATGTTTTGTGATACATAGATAGTTAAATCTTCTTTTCCGTAAACTCCACTTGGGATAGCATTTACGATTTTTTGAAGCTCAGCGATTACGTTTGAAGTATCAACAGTAGTACCTACTACATCAACAACAGTTGAATCAGCAGCTAATAGAGTTTCAAAGCCATCAAATGATCCCTCTCCTGCACTACCACTCCATATAGAAGTTTCAGTTGCTTTAGCAACCTCAGCAGCTACACGTGCGATAACGAAGTCAGAGAATAATGGTGGTAATTCATCAAAAGCACTAAAGCCCATTTGAGCAGCTTCCCAATCAGAGTGCAATTCTTTCTTACATAGTTGTAAGTTTACTTGCAATTCAGTTGGTGTAAGCACTTTCTCAGTAAGAGTTAGTGTAGATGTAGTAGAGTCAAAGTCGCAATCAGCAGAGCGTACAAGATTTCCGAACGCACCCACTTTCATAGCAGCTTTGTACTTAACATTAGGTAGAATTGTTACTCCGCCTTTGTCAAGTGTATCCGCAGAGAGCAAACTCGCCGCTAAATATTTACCTGCGAAACTTCCGCTGTAACTTGAACCTGTAATAGTTGGATTTGGCATTTTTTAGATTTTAATTATTAATAATTTTACTCATTACTTTGTCAAAAGTACTTTGCTTTCTGTTTTGCGAATACTTTAGATTTACTTTTTGTTTTGGCTCAGGGTTATGAGTGATAGGTTCAGATGCGGGTGTTTCGGATAGTTCCTCTTTCACTTGCTCCTCTACTTCGCTCATCTCCTCTTTCTTGTCAATCATTGCTTTAATTTCCTCAATCAATGATCGTACTTCTGCTAACTCTTCTTTAGTTGCATATTCAGCTTCCACTTCTTCCTCAAGTTCTTCAACTTCCTCAGATGCTTCAACTTCTTCTTCTTCCTCTTTAGCTTCTTCTGATTTGATTTCGCCAATAACACCCTCTTCACTAACAACAAGAATTTGACCATCTTCCATTAGGTACTCCCCAACAGGTACAGCCACTTTCTCGTCATCAGATACAATAAAGACCTCATTGCCTGATTCAAACGCTTCCGCTTCAAGGACAGTACCATTGTCAAGTTTAGCCTGTGCCAACTTAACCTCTTGGGTTTGCTCGATATCATTTACGATATCAGCAGTATCTTCCCCAAGATAGGTTTTGATTTTACTTAGAATTTCTGTCGCTTTCATAACTATATAACGTGTTTTAAATTTAATTTGTATTTTGGGTCATACTTTCCCAATACCTTGACCCCTTAATGAGCCATCACAACACTGAATAGAATACGTGTTATCCTCGCATAAGCAAGCACGTTTTGAACCCTTTGGGCTTGTTCTTGATGGTGTGATAAATCGTTTAATTTGCTTAATCATTTGCCTTGACCTCTGTATTTTTTCTTATATAGCTTTGAACCTTTAATGCTACTCATTTTGGTTTTAGCGTGTACGCCCTTTCTGCGTACCTTTGGCTTTGTTACTTTTGTGTAGTCTATACGTTTAGCCATCTATCTTTATGCAATTAGGTACTTTTTTACCGTTTTTTGTTTTCATACCATATTGTACAAAACCCTTTGCACATGGCTTTTTTAGATCGTGCTGTTCGCATGGCATATACCATACCTTACCCTCGTATTCGTGTTCGTGGTAACTCTCACAACCTATATCTTTTGCTGCTGCTATTGCTAATTCTTTTGTGGCAAACGCAAGCCTATCGTCTATGATAGCCATCTCGTCATTAATAACCTGAGAGGCTAAATCTAATTCGCCTAATTCTTTTAACTTGCTTTCAGCCCATCGTTTACCTGCTTTACCACCCCACAATAGATATGAGATAGTACCACACGCTTTAGTGTCGCTTTCGTTGTAGTATTCCTCTGCTCTGCTTAGATAGGAGTACATACGTTTAATAGTTTCTTTTGAAATGGGTTTACCCTGTGCGAGTTGTTGCGCTCGTATCTTACCTACATCAGTAGCACATTTATTGTTTACTTTCTCGTTAAGCTCGATGCCACGCTTTGCATTATTCTTTACACCACTTGGATAGTCTGTGTAGGATTCTAATTCTTCTTTTTGACCATCTTTGTATCTACCATCTTGTTTAACAACTCTACGGATGTGTTTAAGCATATCTTTTGCTTCATCTTCATCAAAGTCATCAATAGGTTCTTTTGGGCGTTCCATTTTGTCAGCGAAATACCCCTCTATTGAGAAGCCTTTAACTTTTCCGCTTTTTACAAACTGTTCCCATATCTCTTGATTGTTTACCTTTACAGCCCCCATCCAAGTTCCCACAGGTACATTTAGACCGTACTTTCTTGATTTGTCCTGTACTTCGTCCTCTACTATCCAACTTTCTACAAGTGTTAAACCATTAATGCTATGTTGATGTTCTAAAGTCGCTTTGTTTTGATTACCATTTTGTAAGTAAAGCTGTGATGCCTTTTCTACTGTTTCTTTTGAGAAGTAGATGTAGTACTCATCATCGCCATTACGTCTATAAATAGGTTTATTAGGGATAAGTAATGCACCAAGTAAGATACGTTTCTCGCCTGATACCTCAGCAAGTTTAATTTCCTCGTTCTTTAGTGCAATAAAATCTTCTTCAATCGCAGGGTTTTCTACGACTGATATCGCCTCTATCCCTGTTACTTCCTCGTCTCCTAATATAAGTTCTACGATTCGCATATATATATAACGTATTTAATTTAATTTTTGTATTTTATCCTATTGATGCACCCTCTACGATGTTTCTATCTAACTCCTGTGCTGTGCTTACATCGTTTGATACTACAAATGCCTTAACAGGTTGTTGTGCTTGTCCACCTATTGCAGATGCTAATTGATTAGTGTCTGATGCACCTACTATGTTAAACGCAGGTGGTTGTGGTGGGGTTGGTGTAGGTACAGATACACTCGCTGCCCCCCTACCGCCACCTTTAGCAAAACTTGGTGCGGTTGGTTCTTTTGCAGATGTGATTGCCTTTACGTTTGCAAGTCCACCTGCCACAACAGCAGCAGCCCCTATAAACCCAAATAGACCACCCTGAGCAAGAGCTTTGTTTGCCCCTGCATAAGTATCTCTAATCGCTTGTACAACAGCAATAGCTTTACCAAACTTGGAGTTTTGCCCTACAATACTCGCTATGTTTCCGAGTGCATTTGTAATATCTTGTTGTTTTTGGATTGCAAGTTGTTTATCTAACTTAGCTTGATTAATAGCATCCTGTTTCGCTGCATCTGACAACTTTTTTGCTTTAGCAGCAGCATCCTTATCCCTTTTGACCTTTTCATCAGCTGCCAACTTTTCTGCATCCGCTTGTTCTTTTAGAGCTGCATTTCTCTCCGCTTGTTCTTCACGAATAGCGCCTGTGATTTCAGCGGTTAATCTTTTTTGTGTGTTTAGTCGTGCTGTTTCTAAGTTTATTAATTCAGCTTGTAGGCGTGCCTGTTCGTCTAAGTCCTCTTTAGTTGATTTGCTTAGTGAGTTTTCTAATTTTTTAGCTTCAAACCTTAACTTTGCTGTTTCTATTTCTTTTTGTGCAATTTCATCATTTACCCTACCTGCCTCTCTTAGTGCATCAAGTCGTTCCTGTACAGATACATTCTCTTTGTCTGCTGCAATCTCACGAAGTTCGGCTATTTTTCTATTAGCTTCTGCTCTATCTAAGATGAGTTTACGCTCTGCTTTGTCCGCTTTAGCCCTTGCATCTGCAATCTGACCTGCTAATTTTATTTCGTTTTTAGTTTCCTCGCCAAAGTTCTTAATACCATCAACAGTTTCAGATACGTTTTCTTTAAGTTCGCCCCATGCTGCTGATGCACCTTTTAAATCTCCTTTAGCAAGTTTCATAAGTGCCTTACCTGCTGCAAATATTGATTCGCCTAAGTTTGCCAAGATATCCACAACATTACCTGTAACAACACCTATTTGCATCATTATTTTGGCGAACCTATTTTGACCTTCCTCTGATGATGTAAACGCTTTTTGTAGCGAAATTATACCAATTACTAACGCACCAATTCCTGTGGCAATTATAGCTACCCTAAGGTTTTTAAATCCTGTTATTGCTTTTTTAACACTTTGACCAACACCCTTAAATCCACTTATCGCACCTCCTGTTACCTTATCCAAACTACCTGTTAAGCCCTCAGTACTTTTGTTTAAGTTGTCTGTGCTTTTTGTTAAATCATCAATGCTTTTTTCAGCACCATTAGTTTGTGCATCAATTATTATTGTTTTTTTGACTGCCATTTTACTTCTTTTTTAATTTGGGTAAACGCTTGCTTAAAGTTCTTAGGTAAATAGTTTTGTCCTTTAGCTATTCGGATGTTTTCCGAGCCATCTTTTACATAGGGTAGTAATTCTAATATGTTCTGTATCATAATTCGTTTAATAGTTCTATGTTGGATTCGCCTGTCGCTAAGTTCGTATCTATACTGTTGATCTTATACCTTTTGCCATTGATGTCAAACCTATCAGCAAGTGTAAAGTTTAAAAGTATTTTAAGGGGTAAATATGCCTTTACTTTTGTAAGTCTGTTTTTTGTGTCGAATACATTTGTGATATAATTAGAGTGATATTCCTGAAACAATGTGTTAGTAAACGTAGTATCTAAAGACCATTCGTTTGTTTCATTGTTAAAGTTTATATTACTTGTGTCTGATGCAGATGATAGTGTTACAGAGTTACTTGGTAGTGCTATGTTTATTAAGTGCTTATGATCGTCAGCCACACCTTCTGTATCTAATGAATCTACAAAAGATATCCCACCTGTGTTTTGTCTTATAGGGTAAAATAGTAATGGCGCACCTTTATAAGCTTCTTGGCTTTCATTAACACTATAACCCCATTGTATATCCTTTTGCGTACCACCATTAACATCGTTAAGTCGTTCGTATTGAAAATGTGAGAATGGCACTTCTATTTTGTATTCGCTTCCTGATAACTCGTTTTCCCCTGCTTTATAAGTTGTAGAAGCCCAATTCCTGTTAGCAAGTTGCGTAAACTTATTTGCTAAAAATGTTTTAGTATCTTTGTATTTAAGCTCTATCTCTTTAAAAGGTAGTGCTACGTTTACTTGACTACTCTTAACATCTACAAATTCACTTATATCGTAAGCTGTGCTTATTGATTTTTTGTTTGCATAGAAGTTGTCTAAGGTGTCTACATATATCGTTCCTCCATCCTCTACAAATGCCACAAGGTTAAACATCTTAAAAAGACCTGTTAAAAAGTCTATAATCTTAATCTCAGGAGTTTGTAGTGCTACGTTAAAAATAAATTCTGATGTAGTTTCAAAAGCTCCTAAATCATAGTCTGCTATAATAGGATCTTCTAAAGGCTCTTGGTATTCGGCACTCCACTCTATATTTGTAAAAGTTATTGCAGATGTGGATGTTATATAAAGCTTGTAATCCCCTGCATCTCCTACAAAATCACTGTCATTATGTCCGTTTAATGCAATGCTTCCAACTTGTCCTGTTTTAGTGTAAACAGTGTTACCATCACGCTCTAAACGTATGTCGTAACTATCAGTATCAGTTGTAAATAAACTAACCCTTAGCTCTGTTAAAAATGGATCAGAAGAGCTTACTAATGTTCTAAACGTATTATTGTTTAACATCCTAAACTCGCCATCGTTTTCGTTAGTCCAACCTGACACAAGAGTAGTGGTAGCTGTTGTACCACCTAAGTTTTCAACCGCACCACTCTTTCTATGAAGCCATAAGTAAAGATTGTCAAACTCTTTTTTACTTGTGTTTTTAAAAAAATCACTTGAAAACGATATACTTTCATAATCACTTTCTATTGCTCTGATTATTTCGTTTACCCTAATAGCATATTTAAGTTGATTAAACTTAACGCCATGATCGTGTGAGCCACCCCCTGAAAAGTATTTTAAATTACCATCATCAGCCTCCTCGTCACTTGTGCTACTATTAAAAAACAACCTTTGTGTGTGAGTAATAAGTGGTGCTAAAATGTGATTGTTAATTTGATAGCCTTGACCTACTGATGTAAATATCTGCTCATTCAAAACAATAGCAGTAGATGTAGGAAAAGAGCTTATATAAGTTGTTTCGTTTGTAAAGGTGTTTGTGATTAAATCGCCTACACTAACAGCACCAAAACCACTACCATCTGTAATAGACGAAGTTCCTATTGTATCTACTGTGCCTGTTGAGTTTGTTAATGGGCTTCTTTGTAAATTCCTTTCAATATCAGTAGATGTATAAGGTACGTTGTATTTAGTGAATGTCAAGCTACTAAGTTGGTCATCTCCTAATATGTCTTTAAGTCCTACTGTGTTACCAAAGAAAGTAATGCGATAAGACTTTGGCTTTCTGTTTTGTAAATCAACACCCTCTAATTTTATCTTACCCTTTTTAAATGGCAGGTAGTTTAGTTCAAGTGTAGCGTCTTTCTTTGTTCTCGCATCAAAGCCCCCTATAATATCAAAGTTGTAATAGTGCTTAAATATCTTGTTATTAGTTTTAGAAGCAGGCAGAGTGAATGTTTTAGTAAACTCTGTGAATATCTTAGCTACGTCCTTTACGTTCTTAATAGATTGCGTAATGTTTACGCTCTCATCTTTGAACATATCAACCCTTTGCCCCTCTATGTATAACTGTATGCTTTGCACTATCTTATGTTATTTATTTTATCAAAAGCGTGTTCAAAATCTACTGTGTAGTTTGCGAGTTTATCGTTTACACTTGTCTTGTATGTAATGGACTTGGTTTGTGGTATTACAGGTATAACTCGTTCCTCTGTGTCTGTTATCTTAGTGTACCATACTTGTTCACTTAACAATAGTTCCTCTAACACAGCGTTATGGTCATCGTTTACATATCCTGTGTTCATTGTAATCCTATCTTTACCTTGTGCTAAGAAAGACTGTTGTTGGTGTTTATATGTTTTATAGCTTAGTGTAGATTGGTCAAATATAGATGCCTTAAACTGCTCAGATGTTACGTTGGTAGATTCTACTGATTTCTTAAAGAACCATAGGTCTTGTAATGCACCATACTTATTAACAAATGTAACTTTGTAAGGTTCGTATTTACATTCCTCCGTACTGAATATCTTGACTATCTCTGTACCTGTGTCGGTAGCTATCCACACTTCATCAACAAGTCCTATGTCTATTTGATTTAGAAAGCCTGTTAAACACTTTGACGTTTCAAGTGTACCATCATCTGCTACCACCCTTTCCTCATAGGTGTCTGTATTATCAGAACCACTTACAGTAACATAGTCTATTTGCCCATTTGTGTTTGTAGAGCTACTTATTGTTATACTTCGTTTCTCTGTACCTTGATAATAAAATGCAACGCTATTGGTGTCCTCTGTAAATACAGGGATTCGTACATTACTATCGTTTAGTCTGAATATAGTATTATTTGATAGTAGCAACCCTCTTGATAACTGAGGATTTGTACCTTCGTGAAAGTAACCATAACCATCAAACGCTATATAGTCAACAGGAGTTGGTGTTTCAGAGCCACTTGTTTTAGTTAAAGTTAATGTAGGTCTAACCCACACACATTGACTATCATATTCGCCATCAAACTCTATATCAAGATAATCTCTTACAAGTTCTGCTATCTCATATACTACATAATTATTGCTGTCTATTGGCGTTTTAGTTATTGTGTATCTAAGTTCGCTTGATGTGGGCGTGGTAAGTTTTGCACCTGTGTATATATATAGTTGCATTGTAGCACTTGTAAGCGTACCACTTGCAGGTTCTGCTTTTACATAAAAGGGGCTTCTTACGTTTATCTTTGTAGCCATTAGTCTGTTATTAAGTTTTCTAAGTCAATAGCAAATTGCTCTTGTAATTCCGTTGGTAGGTCTTTAAATCCTTTCTCAAAAGGTTTTGTAAAAAATAGCGATGGCTTAATACCATAGTTCTTTACGATTGTAGCAAGTGCAAACCCTGTTTGTTTGAAGCTTAAAAATCTACCTTTCTTATCTCTAAATTGTATTCTCTTTGCAGCAGCCCATTTACCAAACGTGCCTGTTTTACTTTCCATGCCAACAAGGTTAGACGATTGCTTATAGCTAAACCCACTTAAAGACTTACCACCTTTAACACCTTTAACACCACGATCTTGAAACATACCATAATCTTCCATCTCAAAGTAAAGGCGAAAACCTGTACTTACTTGTTCCATCGTGTAGCCTAAAGAATCGTATAATGTTTTATCTACGTTCTTTTTACCTTTAGTAAGGTTTGTTCGTGACTGCTGCACTACATACCTACCAAAAGCCCTTAACGCAGCTTGTGTTTCTTTTAGTTGCATACGTTTATATCGTTTTCAATAAGCACATCAAATGTACACGCCCAACCTGCTACCTGATTTTCAAATCTATCGTAGAAAGGTTCACACGATGGATCGCCATCTAATTGATATTTATTTTGGTATAACGTGCCTATTCTAAGCGTTTGTATTACTTTGTTAATAACTGCAAGTTGTGTGTTAAGTACGTCCTGTTCGTTATCGTTATCCCTAAACACATCTACAACCTCGTCTTTGCTTTGGTCTACTACGTCCATTGTAAGTACGCTCATGCTAAATCGTAACACCTGTTCCTCTATTGTTACATTGTTAATAACAAGGTGCGCTAAAGGGAAGATAGTTTGTTTGTTTAGGTCTATGTCTGTTATATCCCCTGTGGTAACTGTATTGATGTTGTCATCGTTTAACAGTTGGTCTTTAATTGTGTTGGTTATTTGATAAAACCCTCTTACACCTTGATTAGCCATTGAATTTACTTTTTATTTGTCTTGCCTCTAAGTCTGCTTTGTCTTTCATAAAACTTAATGCGTATAAACATTGATGTACGTTTAGTTTAGTGATATCTTCAAATCGTCCAATATCTCCCTGAGCGAGTGCGTAAAGTGATTGATACCACCCCCATTTTCGTCCGAAATTAGATGCTGAGCTAAGCCCATCTCCTCCTCCGTTAAATAGTTCAACATAGCTTTCGATAAGTCCATCCCTAAATTGTAAAAAAAAACAATAGAACCTAAGACAGCACTCATGGGCATATCTTTTAATCTCTCTGCTATATCTACATCATAGTCTTGTATGTTGTACTTATCCCCATATTGATTAACCACAGGTCTATATAAAACATTCATTGCTCTGTGCATATTTTCCCAATCTCCTATAAACGTATCTAAGTCGATGTACTCCCCAAAAGACATATCGTCTAACTTAGGAATAAACCCATACTGTGTACCTTTCATTTTAAAGTTGTGTACAAGTTTCGGTTTATCGTTTAGCATCTCAGTTAATATCTGCACTATGCTATTAATGTCAGTAGCCCTCATAAGTAGAACGTGATCCCCACGTATCCCACAGAAGATTTCTATCATCTTGACTGCTAAAAACTTCTCGTCATCATTGTTCTCTTGTATCTTTAGATACCTTTGATATTGATCTAAAGTAACCTCATTAAGCGATTCGGGGATTTCGATATCTACTTTCATACTTATATAACGTAAAAAAATTAAATTTTAGCGAATTGCGTACTGTCCTCTATTAGGGTTTTGTAGTTGATAACCTACTGCATATCTGATAGCATCAATAAGGTGGTTATACGCATCTATGGGTGTGTTAGACTTACGCTCTAACCATCTGTAATTATTCAGCTCTTTAATTAGGTTTGTACTATCAGGGCTTACTACTAAGTCATAGTCTTGTAATAGTGAGATGCCATACGTAACGCTGCCTTGTCCTTTAATTGATTTTGTTACATTACAACCTTTGGCTTTTATCTCATGTAATAATCGCACCTCTGCGCTATCCCCTACTATAAGCCCATTGTTAGCGTGTTTAAGGTTAAGTTGTGCTATCTGTGATGTAGTTAGTCTTGGTAGGTAAAAACACTCCCTTAGATAGATTGTTTTGTTATCTGTGTCTATGTTCGTTTCTACGAGTGTAGATGGATCAGCAGCAAAGCCATAATCCTGCCCCCATACACTTACACCTCTTTTCTTAAACTCTCCAATAGTCCAATTATCAAATATAACACCCTCAGCTTTTGACATCCACGCACCTAACATTTGTTGTTTGTACTTTTCAGGTCTGCGCTGTTTCATTTGTTCTATCTGCTCTATGTAGCTTTGTGAAAGGTTCTTTAGGTTATCTAAGTAAGTGGTGTGTATGTATGTGGTGTTACCTTTGTTTGTATTGCTTCCCTCCTGTACACCCTTATCCTCAAAGAAGCGTGTATATACAAAATGTTCTTTTGTTGTGGGGTTAAGTATAAGTATTACCCTATTAGGTTTACCCTGTTGCCTTACAGATAGATCAATGGTGTCAAACTTTTGTTCGTCTGTTAGTTCCTCTGCTTCATCTACTACCCACGTAGTAATACCTGTAAGTGATTTAAGGTTTGCAGTCTGATCCCCTGAGCTTGTTTTGATACCCCTAAAGATTATCTTACTACCTGATTTCTTATTTATTATCTCGTCCTTTGTTACGTGAAAGTCTGATATGCATTGCATCATTTCCAACTTCTCTATAAACTCAGGTATGATAGATATACGTGCAGATGTTAATGTGTATCGTGTAAATAGTATTGTATGCCCTTGTTCGTAAGTAAGTACAACAAGTAAAGCGTTAATCGAAAAAGATTTACCTGAACCCCTACCACCTGTTACGACAAAGTATCTACTATCGTCTGATGATATGGGTAGGTATTTCTTATGTATGTTAATCGACAAACTTAATTAAATCCTTAAAGTTAATGTTTAACCCCTCTGATGAGTTTATGTCTACGCTTTCTTTTGGCTTACCATATCGGTAGCTTAGATAAAGTTGTATTGCTCTCATATCTCCTTTAGCAACAAGCTTACCTAATTGTGATAATGCTTCATCACTATCTATGATCGCATCTAAGCGTTCTACTAATTTAGATTCGTCTGCTTTAGGTTTTCTACCTGCGCCTTGTCTTGCACCACCATTTGAAGCTCTACCATCCATATTTGAAAAAGATTGTTTAATCAATTATATAACGTATTTTTTTTAGATTTTGTTAGATACCACAATATCCTGAATCGCACTCATTAAAATCATCATCAAATAATTCTGTTTGTGGTTTCCATTTTTTGACTTGTTGGTATGTTAAGTTGTTGTAATCGCCTTTGTACCATTTTCTGTTATTGTAATCTTTCATACATTTATTTTCTGCTCTAACAAACCAATCAAATTTATTTGGATATTTTCTACTCTTGTAGTTTAAATTTAAAGGGGTAGAGTGAAAACAACCTATACAATTATTTTGCCAAGCAAATCTTACAGGTTTGTCTTTCCAATACGCTTCAATGGTGTCTTTGTATATGTTATCATCTACAAGAGGGAAGCTGACAGTACGCCACTTTAATTCTTTCCATTTGTCGTTTTTATTTTTATTAATCTCTATTCTTATTCTATCAGCTTCAAAGCCATCTTTGTCTAATCTGCTTTTTACGTTTAAAACTCTTTTCTTTTCATTCGCCCTAAAACCAATCCTCATATCAACAGGTTCATTGATAGTTTTATACCACCACTCTTGTATAGGTTTTATTTTCATTTCATTTGTGCAAAATCTTCCTGTTACTTGTGGCACTCGTGTTTTACCATTCCTATCAATAACTTTATCAAAGGTTTTACCTGTTACCCATGTGATCTTTCTACCTATGTATTGCTCTAAGTCAAGCATAGTGTAGATTATAGTATCATCTTCTGCTGTGGCTATAAAGGGTGCTTGTATTCTGTCCTCTACTTCCTGTCTTAGTTTCTTATCAGGGAAGGTACATCTTTTATCTTCTATTCGCACCAATGCGAAAACATCATAATCAGCAGGATAGTTAGCTGCTATGTAGCTTGAGGTCTTACCACCCGATAAACTATTTACTGTTTTCACTCTTTAGTTTCTGCACTTCCTTAGATAGTTGGCTAACCATTAAATATAGTTTTGTTGTAGCTCTTTCTATCTGCTCAATCTTTTGAGCTTG